AACGAAATTTAGTTATATAAATATGAAAAAAGAACTACAAACAATTGAACTAACGATTAAAGACGAACTAAAAGAAGGTGTTTTTGCTATATCATTAGTAGATAACCCTGCAATTGAGGAAGATTTCATTATGCTTAACGCTTTAGAAGTTGAGTTAAAGGTTGTTAACGAGGAAAAAAGAGAGGTTGTTGGGCTTGCTTTAGTGCCTAATAAAAAAATATTAAGACGTAAAGACAATGTAGAGTTCAATATTGAGTTCTCAGAAGCTACAATTGAGAAAGTTCAAGAGCTTTATATGAAAAATTTACGTGCGAATAACGTTACTTTGGACCACGAAAAGCCAGTAAATGGAGTTTCTTTAATTGAAAGTTGGATTGTAGAAGACCCTAAAAATGATAAATCAAACATATACGGATTAAATGCCGTAAAAGGTGCTTGGGTTGTCAAGATGAAAATCTATAATGAAGATGTTTACAATGGAATTAAGCTAGGTAAATTTAACGGGTTTTCAATCGAAGGAATGTTTGATGGATTGGACCAATTAAAAATGAGTGAACAAACAGAAGAAGAAAAATTGATTGAAGAAATAAAATCTTTGTTAGATAAATTATGATTGATTTAAATTATAATAGAAGGTATAAAGATGCTAGTAGTATAACTAATTCTGATTCAATTTATTTTGATAATGGAACGGGAATACTACAAAAAATATCCTATGAAAACTTAAGTAGTTCTATTAGTTCAATATCTAGTGGAAATATTATTTTTATAGGTGCTAAATCAGATTTACCAACTGCAGTAAGTGGTGTTATAACTTTAGCTGATACGATTACTTATTTTTTTACGACAACAGTAGATTTAACTGGTGATAGATTAGTATGTGGATTGAATACGGTTATACTAGGAGCATCTTCTGAAAACTGTTACATCAAATCAACTGGTTTAAGTAGTTCGACTGCCTTAATTACTTCGGTTTATTCATTACCAATTAGAAACATCTCATTCACACACGGTAAAGTATTCAATTTAGATGGTGATGGAACAACAACCGCTATTGATTGGTTTGGTATTAACTTTGTAGATTGTGCGACAGTTGGAACGATTAAAGACTATACTAACTTCGTAATGGGTGATAGTGCTTTTCTTAATTCAAGTGGAATGACATTTGATGGTACTTTTGGAACTATAGCTTTTGGGAATAGTTTATTTGATACTTCGAGCGGTGGCACTGCAATAACATTAGCAAGTACATTAACTGTCAGTAGACGTTTTAGAATAATTTACAGTTCATTCGTTACTTTGTCGGGCGAAACATCTATTAGTGTAAATGCAAGTGCAGTAATATCAGATGAAAGATACATTTTAGATACCGTTAATTTCTCAGGCGGTGGAACGTATATAAGTGGAGTTACTCAAACAAGTAATAAAACTTTATTTACAAATTGCGTAGGGATAGCTAACACAACAACTAGGGGTTTTTATTACATGGTTAACAATACAACAGATACACCTATCGGAGTGCCGAATGTTAATGTTTGGAAAAAGGCTTTAGGAACAACAACTGCGGATTCAAATAATTCTAAATTTTCACATTCAAATAATAGACTAACTTATTCAGGTGCTTTTAATACGTCGTTTTTAATTACTGTAAATACTGCGGTTAGAGCGGGAGCAAGTAATCAGAATATTAGTATAGGCATAGCAAAGAATGGAACGATATTGACTAACTCAGAAATGACAATTAGAACATCTACTTCTAATCAAGAACACCCTGGAAGTACTCAATATCAAATTGATTTAGTTACGAATGATTATGTAGAGTTATTTGTGAAAAACAGTCAATCAACAGATATAAGAGTTTCAGATTTAAACTTTTCAGTAGTTAAAATTTTAGTATAATATTATTAATCAAACAGTTAAGTAAATAAATTGAAACAAATATAAATTAAATCGTTAATTAGTTATGAATAAAGAAGTAAAAAAAGCAATTAAAACACTTAAAACCTTTTTAGGAATGGAGACAAAATTAGAGGATATGCCTTTAGCAGATGGAATGACAACTATACAAGCTGATATGTTTGAAGTTGGTGAAGCGGTTTTTATCGTTGTTGATGAAGCCGAACCAGTTCCTTTGCCAATTGGTGAATATGAACTTGCAGATGGTCGTATTTTAGTTGTAGAAGTTGAAGGAGTTATTGCTGCAATTAATGAAGTAGCAGAGGAAGTAGAAACAGTAGAACCTACAGAAGTACCTGTAGAAGCTGAAAAAGTAGCACCACAAACTACAACGGCAAAAAAGATTGTTAAGACAACAACTGAAGAGCAACATTTTTCTAAATTGGAAAGTAAAATTGAAGAATTAGAGGCTAAGATTTTAGAACTTTCTAAGGTTAAAGAAGTAGTTGAAGAAGTAGTTGAATTAGAAGAGGTAAAACCTATTAAATTTAATCCTGAGAACAAAACTAAAAACAATACTCCATTAACTCCATTGGAACGTTTTAGAGATATTAAAAGTAGAATGAATGGATAAGTTTGTAAATCCATTTGAGGTGGGTGTTAATTACGAACACTTTTTAAAAGCATTGGGTGCAAAGACAATTAAAACATATTGCAAGGGTAAATTAACCAACGAACAAATAGAGTGGTTAATAAATGATTTGAAACATTATAAACAAAATAAAAACAAATAAACAATGGCAATTACAGGAACACAAATCGACATCAGAGGAAAAGCTGTCGAACCAATTTTAGAAGAGGTATTATTTGCAAACAAAACCGTATCAGAAGGATATGTAACTTTCGCAACTGATATTAAAGCGGGAACAATTATTACCGAAGCAGGTGTAGATGTAACAGCTCAATTGTACACAGGTTCGGCTTTATCTAGTTCGGGATCTATGTCAATTAATGACAGAATAGTTACTCCTACAAAATTAGAGTATAAACAAACTTTCTTACAGGAAGCGTTAAGAGCAGGTCGTTTTGGTCGTTCTATGAACCCTGGAGCATTCAACATTGAAAGTTCAGAATTTGCAAGTACAGTTTTAGCGCAATACGCTCCTAATATTTCACAGGATGCTGAAAGTTTATTTTGGGGTGGTATTACAGCAGCAACTCAAACAGCTATTGCAGGATTAACTCCTGGAGCTGCTCAAGGTTCTATTACAGCAGCAACTCAAACAGCTATTGCAGCACTTTCACCAAGGTTGATTGATGGAGTATTCTCCAAAATTTTATATGACAATTCTGCATTAGGTGGTTATGTTAAAGTTACGGGAACAACTGTTACTAGTTCAAATTTATCGGCTCAAATGGCCCTTATTTATGCAGCAATACCTGCTGAAAATTTAGCAGATACAGTTTCGCCAACAGCTATCTATTGCCCAAGAGCTTGGAGACAATTAGCTCGTATCGCTAATAATTCAGTAGGAGCAGCACAACAAATCAATTTCGAGTTTGATAGTTCAGCAGCGGATGCAAAATGTTTCTACAATGGTGTTGAGTTGATATTCGTACCAACTCCTAATAATTTGATGGCTTATGCTCAAAGAAAGTCTTGTATAATGTGGCTAACGGATCTTCAAGATGATATTTTGAAATTTGAAGTTGGTAAATTAACTAATGATGGAGACGTTCAATTTGTAAGATCAATCTATACATTAGCAGCTCACGTAGGACAAGCTACTAAAGGTGTTCTTTACGGAGGATAGGAATTAAATTAAATTAATTTAAGGGGGTGGTGAGAAATACATTACCCCTTTTTTCATAAAAAAAATATAGACAAAATGGCGTGTACGATTTTAAGTGGCCGAATTGAACAATGCAAGGATTCGGTATCAGGATTAAAGAATGTTTTCTTTATTAATTATCAAATTGAAAAAAGTGATGTGACTTATGATGTTACAAATACAGACTTAATTACAGCGGTTATAGGTGTAGATAGTTTGTATAAGTTTGAATTGAAATCTACGGAAAATTCATTTGAACAAACGATTAATTCAGACAGAAATAACGGTACTACTTTTTTCACGCAAACGTTGAATATTAAGTTGAAAAAACAAGATATTGCAACGTCAAAAGCAGTGAAAATTTTAAGTTACGGACGTCCACATATAGTTATAGAGACAAATGCAGGTCAATTTTTCTTAATGGGTTTAAGACAAGGTTGTGACGTAGTTGCTGGTAGTTTATCGAGCGGGGGAGAAATGGGATCGTTTAATGGTTATTCTTTGACTTTTGAAGCTATGGAAGAATGTTACGCAAACTTTTTGAATGCAGCGACTCAAAGTGCAATGGTTACTTTATTTACGTCGGCTACATTAGTTGTAGGATAGTAATTAACTAATAAAATTAAAGGCTTGCAGAAATGTAGGCCTTTTTTTTTGAATACAAATTTCGAAATAATACGTTTAATAGATATGATTATATTGACAACGGAAACAACGGAGCAAACGTTTAATTTTATTCCTAGAAATAAGGACATAGATTTTGACGTTTTTCCTGTACGTGATGAGCAAAGCAATGAAATTGTTAATCTACTAGTAAATAATTCAGCAGGAACGACATACAACAAGCTATCAATAACAGATGAACAAACAAATGTAACTACTGAAATACCAATTATAAGTAGTTACGAAGGTGGATATTATCATACAATTACAGCAGAATTTGATTTAATTGAAGGTCATTTTTATATGATACGAGTTTATAAAGACAGTATTACACAAACTAGATTTTTAGGAAAAGCATTTTGTACGGATCAAAGTTCACCGTACTCAATTAATGATGGTGTTTATAACCAAAAACAAACAGATAACGATTTCATAATTTATGAATAAAATAATAGAGTTAAGTCAGTATACAACGCCCGTAATAACTGAACAAAGAAACGAAGGCTGGGTAGATTTTGGAGCAAAGAATGATTACTATCAGTTTCTTATTGATAGGTTTCAAAATTCAGCAACTAATAATGCAGTAATTAATAACATTTGTAAACTTATTTATGGACGTGGAATAACGGCATTAGATGCAAATAAGAAACCAACTGATTATGCTAATTTTTTAAGTCTTTGTAGTCCCGACGACATTAAAAGAATAATATCAGATGTTAAGATGTTGGGTCAATCAGCTATTCAAGTTCATTATAACAAAAAAAGAGAGGTTGTTAAGTTCTTACATTTGCCTGTAAATTTAATTCGTTCAGAAAAGTGCAATGAAGACGGTGAAATTTTAGGTTATTACTATTCTGATAATTGGCAAAAAACTAGAGAATATAAACCACTTAGATATGATGCCTTTGGAACGTCTAATAGTGAGATTGAAATTTTAATGATACAACCTTACAGCGCAGGAATGAAGTACTACTCTTACGTTGATTATCAAGGTGCTTTAGATTATTGCGTTTTAGAGGAAAAAGTTAGTGAATATTTAATTAATGAAGTTAGTAACTCCTTTGCGCCTACTAGTATAATTAATTTCAACAATGGACAAGCTACTCCAGAGCAAAAGAGACAAATATCAGAAGACGTTACAAATAAGTTAACAGGGTCAACAGGTAAGAAAGTTATTATTTCATTTAACGATAATCCTGAAGCTAAAACAACTATTGATACTATTCAATTACAAAAGGCTGCTGATCAATATCAATATCTTAGTG